AAAGGTTTGTTTAGTTTAACTTCTCTGCCTTGATACTTAGCCACTATGATTGATCTATTTTTTCTAGTATTAATTCAAAGCCAGAACTAATAGATGATGTTGCACTTGATTTAGCTCTCATTTCTATATCAGTTTTTGCATTAATAATTTCTGGTACAGCAAAATTCTTTTCTACAAAGCCACCTCTAGTTGTAATAAATGATCTAGTATTCCATGCATTGCCATTATCTATTTCTTTAATTCTAAATTTAATTTCATTTTCTAAATCTTTAGAACTTCCAATATCCATTTGAACTAAATATGCTTGGTGTTTTCTAGGTACAGTATAAACAGCCATTAATGTTTGACCATAAGTAGGTTGTATTTGTGCTACTGTTGTTGATGAAACTGTTATTGTAATTGTTCCTACATTTGCGTCACCTGTATTAGCATTAATTATTTTTGCTCTAAATACTCTGATAAAACTTGTAGAACCAGCAGAACCACCAATAGTTAATGTTTCTGTTGCTAGATCATAATTAGAATCTAGTCCTTGTATCTCAACTGTGCCTGTATTATCATCTGTATTTGAACTTGTTGCTGTAGCAGTTCCAGCAGAAGTTATAAAAGTATAATCTCCGCCACCATCCCAGATAGTTTCAAAAGAAGTACCAACAGAAGCATTGTAGCCAAACTTTTGAATACCAGAAAAATTATTTATATCTCCTCGTTGAATAGATACACCAAACAACATTTGATTTACATTTGCAAAACTCATTTTCGTTTCCTTTTCTTTAAGTCTAAATCATGTTTTCGTGAGCCACGCAAGAATGAATTAACTCTTGCCATAGCCCAAGCCTGCATTGGTATTCTTGGGCGTGAACCACTAGATAAAAAAGCACCTTGTCCTCTACGAAAAACTTTTGCTAATGTGCCATAAGTATACCTTTTACTAGCTTTAGCTTTTTTTCTAAGAGTTGCTTGAGTAGTTGCCGATAATGGTTTTCTTCTTATAGCCATTATAGTTTATCCCTTTTTCTGAGGAGTGATAGCGGTATTCTTTTACCAGCTTTATATAAAGCACTAATACGTTTTAAAAGACTTGCTCGTTGGCTTCTTTTAGCACCTTTTAAACCACTCAAATATTTTTTAGGTATTTTGGTTTTTTTATCTTTAGGAACTTTACGCTTCTTCGCCATTGTCGTTTGTTGGTAATGTTGTTGAGAATTGACCTATTGCTGTTGAACTAGCGTCTATCTCATTATTAATTGAATTAATTGCTTCATCATCATCAACAACAGCTTTTGCTATTTGTTTATCTACTTCTTTAATAAATGTTTCTGATTTAACTCCACTAGCTTTAGCCATTTGTAAGAATTGTAAATCACTTGCATAATCTCTTAAATCAAAACTATCTGGATAATCTATTACACCATCAAATACTTTATTTTGCCATTTAGCAAAGAATGACCAAATATTTTCCTCTGCATTTTCTAATAGATCTGCTTTTTCTGATAGTCTTGCATTAAGTAATTGGAACTCAGTTTGTAATGCAATACCAGAATTAACAGTTTTCTCCGTACCTCTAACAGAACCCATATGTGTTATTCTATCAATAGCACTAACTTTCATTTGAACTACTTTCATTATGCTATCTAAAGATTGAGAACTAGGTTGAATAATATAAGGTTTTAAATTAGCGTCCATATCTTCTGGCATTTCTATAATAGAACCAGCACCAGCAGATGCTTCAACATTAGGTGTTTTAACTAAACTAGGGTGATTAGATAATCTAATTAACTGTTCAATCTCTGAATAATCATTGTAAATACTTTGTTGTAATTCTGCAACATCAGATAAATCACTAATTCCTATAGCTCTACGCATAGACTTTTGGTTATATAAAATAACTGCTGGTATTTCTCCTAAAGCGTTTGGTTGTTCGTCAATCTTTACAGGTTTAGAACTAGCAAATTGTTTCATGTATTCATCTACTCGGTAAGTAGTAATATCTTCTGGAGTCCAAACTTTTACGATTGCTCTATCTTCGTTTATATCTTCAATAATAGTTAAAGAAGTTAAAAAGTATCTACCATTAGACAATCTTTCATATTGCCAATTTGTAACATTCTCTGGAGTATAGATTGAAATATATGGTCGTATGTCTTGTTGTAATTCTTCTGCTCTAGTCTTTGTGATAGTTGCTGGTTTATCTATTATAGCCCAACAAGAACCATAAACAGATGCGTGAAGTTGCATATCTTTAATAACATTATGAAATGATCTGCCATCTAAATCAGCGTCTTGCAGAAATGACTCAAGTTGTGGATCACCATTCATTGAGCCATAATCTCTGCTGGGAGGAACTCTAAATAAAAAACTTGAATAAATTTGTACTACATTGCGGCAATGATTATCTAGTGGTGTAAAATCAACACGCTTTATGTATTCATCATCTTGTTCTAAGATATATCTATTTAAAAAATAACCATTGGAGAAATCATCTCCGCCTAAGTAAGATCTATAATGAAAATTCCAATTTTTAAGATTATCTTCATAATCTCCATGTTTTGCTACTAAAAATTCTCTACTATAATCTGCCATCAACTCCACCTACGAGGTTCACTTGGTTCAAAATCTCTACGCAAAGGAAACATATATTCTACCATGTAGCCCAACGCATCATTAAAATGGTCAAACCCACTATCTTTATCTGGAACACTTGTTCCCTCTTTGTATATCTGTCTTTCTAAACTCTTAATTAAGTTTTTACAAGATTTTGTTATAAATAGACTTGACACATTATTTGCATTTTTTAACTTGGAGTTGACAGCATTAATTCTATCTCTGACTAATGGGTGTTGCGATCTTGCTTTAACTTCAAAACCAGCGTTGCGTAGTAAAGATAAATCTGTCATTCCTCCAGCAGAAGTTTTTCTTTGTCTTGAAGCTGGATCTGGATAAACAACTATTCTATGACCTTGATACCTATTCTTTATTTCATCAATCATTTCAGAAGTATTAGAACTCCATAATTGTATTTCATCATAGATTATTAAATCATTCTTCACTTGCTCTGCTAGAACACAAACCATAGGAGAAATATTAAAATCCATACCAATATGAATTGTCTTAGAAACTCTCTCATAATCATTTATGATATGCTTGTTTCTGTCAAAATTATAGTAAATTATACCAGCATAATTAACAAATGTTGCTAGATATTCTTGCTGAAATGTGCGTTCATCTAGGTCATTTTTGGCTTGTTCTATTTCTTCTTGGCTAACTTGCCCACCTTCTATTGTTGTATATTTGAATGATTTCCACTCTGGATCTTGTCTTGAATAAAGGTCATATGCGAAGTTAAAACCTTTTGGACTTGAACAGAATAAAGCCGCTCCAAGAGTATCAGATAATGTGGGTCTTAATACTTCATACCACGCAGAAGGTTTTATATCAGCGAACTCATCAAGTATAACAAAATTCAATCCTACTCCACGCAATGATTGTTCATTATCTGCTCCTTTAAGAGTAATAACTGAGTTGTTTCTTAAAACTATACTTAGATCAGATTCATTAATCTTTTGAACCCATCTATGTTTAATCATTTGTTGTTTTAGCATATCCCAACAAATAGTTTTTGATTGCCTATAACTAGGAGATACATACCAAACTTTCTGATTAGGAAACCTTGCAAACTTTGCCATCTCTTGAATAGCAAGAAATGTTTTGCCAAATCTACGACCAGATATAAGCACTCTAAAACGCTTATCACATAGTATGACTTCTTTTTGTGGTTTAGTTAGTGGCACTTAATCGGCTGACCATTTTAAAGGCTCATTATCTTCTGTTATTGGATAGTCTGTTTGATTTAACATCTGTTTACCTAACCATATTCCCATGACTGCTGACTTCTCTGCTAGGTTAAATTGCATCTTCCTAAGTCTTATTTTCATGTCTGCTCTTCCTTTTGTCAGAAATTCGGAATAACTCTTACGAATAAGGCTCTCATCACACCCAAAAAAGTCTGCTATTTCTACATTGGTACACCCATAAGAAGCTAATTTAAATACTTCTTCTGTGTCTATGTCGTATTTTATTGGTCTTGCCATTAATGAATTGTTTGATCTTTATGTAAAACTTCCATGTCTGTTATTTGATGATGTTTTAATAAATAATCGTTTGCTTCCTGTTCTGTTTCAAATCCAGATACTTGTATCACAGCAGAATAACCACCATGAATATCTGGTATTGTTATAAATAATTTTTTAAGTTCATCTTCCACACATTATTTATACGCTAATATTTAATTTTTCTATATGAATTTTTTCTAATAAACCATCTTTATAAGCCCTCCTAATGTCTTGGTCTGTATCATTCATTGTTCTAATACCTTTTTTCCATAGTGGTAAATTAGCAAATGGATTACGATTATCTCTTTTAAACTCCTCTTTTTTCTCTGTTAATAGTTCTTCAGTCCAACCTTCAGCATTAATCCATGTACTAAAATGTGGCACAAATTTAACATCTTCCACAGAATTGGATTTAGCATTGTATTTCTCTATGAGTATGTTGGGTTCTATTTTACCATGTATTTTTTTGTATGCTTTTAGTCCGTTTGCTTTAGTTCCACGCTTAGTTTTAATCTTATTCCATATCTCCTCAAAAGCATCATTAATTATTTTATTATAACTATGACTATGACTATAACTGCTTTGCGTTCGCATATGCGTTTGTAATGCGTTCGCATTAGACCATCTTTTCTCTGCGGCTTCTTTAGCTTTACCAGATTTTTCAATTACCCACTCAAATTCTTCCTTTTGGGCTTTGGAGAAATATCCGTTTTCATCTTCTTTGAAGTATGTTTCTAGTATGTAATTTATATCCTCCTCTTGGGCGTTTTGAACTATGCGTTTAATTCTGGATATATCTTTAGGTAAATATGCTTCATTCTTCCATGCATAGCATAGTAATCTAAAGTAAATACCTATTTCTTCGTTTGTTAGGTTTACTGTATCAGCGATAAAATTATCGGTGCTTATTCCCATCTTCCATATTTTCGTCATTTTTTTCTCCATTTTTTTTTAATTCTTTTTTATAACCATGTATTTTATTTGTGCTAGTTTCTAAAATAATATGATTAAAACAGCGAATACAAGCGTATTTAAACATATTATCTTTGATGTAACCACCAGCCTTAATTCCATCAACTTCATAAGCAACAACAGAATTAAGACCTATCATGTTAGTTAATAAATATTTCTTGTTGCAATAAACACAATAATCAGATTCCCCAAATTTCATGTCTTTGCTCCAATAGTTCAGCACTGTTCCACGTCCAATCATCTAATTTAGGCACTATTAAATGCTTCATATCATCTGGTTCATTACACGCATTAAAGATATTAGCACAACTCATTAGGTGCATTTCTATCTCTTTTAAGTATTTTTTATGCGGTGTAAAATCTACAGCCTCACATCTCTTAGGCGTACAGATCAAAAGTTTAATATCTACAGGTTTATCATATTTTTCTTCAAAGGCTTTTTGATAAATAGCCATCTGAAGCATATCATCATGTGTAGGCATAAACTTGGCTTTTGTTTTAAGATCAATAACTAAAATTTTTTCTTCGTATTCAATTACCCAATCTGTAAATCCATATATGGGAACTCCCAATAGGCTTGTATCTATACGACCTTGAAAAGATAAAAAATGATCTTTGAGAGGTGCTAGTTGTTCAAAACATTGTTCAACCATTGGTGCAATCATATCATGTTGCTTATCATCTTCTTCTTCTAATAAAGCTGTGGCTGATTTGTAGTAAGTAATGGCTTTTTCAAAACATTCTTCAACAGTAGCGTTATTAGTAAACAAATGATTTAACCCAAACTCAACTGCTGTACCTCTTTCCATTGCATGATTTGAGGTTGTAGGATAGCCATAGATGTATCGTAATACAAATTGTGCTGGGTTATTCTTCCAAGTCTTTATCTTACTTGCAGAAAATGGAAGCATATCTTTTTCTAAATTAAACTTTGTAAATATATCTGGGTTAATCATACTAACAATACTCCTTGTCTGCTGTCTAATGGTTTCCAATTATAATAATAAAGTTTAGCTGGTTCTCCAGTAAACTTGTCGGTTACAATCGTAGTTTTAATTGGATTGTCTAATTGATTAAAAGCAACAATCATTTTTTCACTTTTATATTTAATTTGTAAATCTTTTTTCTGAAAACTAGCCTTGTTTACATAGCGTTCATGTACTGGTGCTAAATTACCGAATAGTGTTGTTATCTTTTTTGTTATCATTGTTTTCTCCTAAATATTTTTTCATTATATAATTTAAAATCTTGGCTGAACTAAGTCCACCAACACCGACTTCCTTTTCTACTTTTTGTTTTGTTTGAGCATATGATACCTTATCTAATTCAAGTATGAATCGTTGCGGCACATAACCTCTAATTGGCTTTGGCATTTTTCATTCTCCTTTGTACTATTTCTTTTAGTTTATCTTTTTGTTTATTAATTACTTCGCTGTCCTCGTGACAACTTCTGCATAAAGGAATGAGATTTGAAACAATATTTCTACTATTTGATGATCCCATTCCTCTGCTTTGAATATGATGGCAATCTTGCCACACATTTTTGTTACAGTACCAACACAGTTCAGAATAACTATCAGCTTCAGTATAGCCATAATATTTCATAAACATTCGTAGGTACTTTTTCACTAAATGTCTGGTGATTGATTGAACTCTTCATCTTTGAGTTCTATTTTTAGATTTAAAGTACCATCTTCATTCTTCCAGATTGCGGCTGAATAAAGTCTTTCTGGGTCTAAAACCATCTTTTCTTTTATTTGTACTTTGTTGTTTTGATAAACAGGTTTTGAATCTCCTTCAACCTTAGTATCATTCTTAAACATTTTTATATAAGTTTTCATATATCCATTCCATTATTTTGATTAATTATCTTCGGCTTATCCGAATTTCTAGCAACTAAACCAGCCGCTAAATTAGCATCATCATCACTAGCTAATCCATACAAAGATTGTAAACCATAACGCTTTGCATAAGTTATAGCTGACCCCATCTTTTGAGGATTATCTTTATCATTCCCATTAATTAAAACAGGAACAGTACATTCTAAAGTTTCTTTATCTTGAATATGAGATACGATTGTCTTAACAAAAATATCTCTGTGTAATTCTTGATATTTAACTTCAGTACCATTTTCTGTTTTTACTCGTTCAAGTATAATATTTTTATACTCAACCGATTGTGAAAATGACAATCCAAATTCAGCACCATGATTTACAGCAGTAATAACACTTGTTAAATCTGAGTAGGTGCTTTTAAAATATTCGTTACTGGTATTTTTAGTTGCAGTAACATTCATCTCTTGAAACATTGTTAATGCTTCTTTCAATGTCTTAGGGTTTTCCCTTGCGTTCATATTTTTTTCTCCTATTTCAGAATAGAATAATCTCTATTCGTCATACATTCTTTTATCACTTTTTCCTCGTGATAACCATACTGAAAGCCACTCATTTGGCTTTGTGCAGTAAACCGACATTCTTGTAAATCGCCATAAAAGTTTTTAGCCTGTGAACCTTTAGGGTCATAGACAGGCATATAAGAACAGCTTGTCATAGCGATAAACATTAAAATCATAACAACCCAGAAAAATAATTTATACCAATTAAAAGGCTTTTCATATTTTCTAAAAGCTCTAACTGGTTGTCTAGTTCTAGCGTCATAACCAATAACATCTCCGTAAGGAATTATTTTAAGATTTCTCATTCTGTCCTCCTAAATATTGATTGACTTGATTTATCCGAATCATTCAATTTATGTGAAGGCATTTATAGTAATGCCGAATGTGCAAGAAGAGCAGGATATTCCGAAGGGCAAGCATATAAGACTGCAAGCCTTTTGTTGAATGGTCGTGACTTCCCGTTGGTAACTGAACATCTTAAAGAACTCCGAGAGATTAGAGAAAAGAAATATGGTGTTAGTCTTATGGGTCAACTCAAACGTCTACATGATTTAAGTCGAGGAGCTGAGGCAGAAGGTCAATTCTCATCTGCGATCAATGCCGAGAAGATACGCTCTGCACTTGGAGGCTTAACTATAGATCGAAGAGAAACAACTCATCAGTTAGATCAATTATCTCGTGAAGAAATAGTAGCCAGACTCTCTGAAATAAGAAAACAACATCCATCTGCTTTTATTGAAGGTGATTTTAAGGTGGTCGGAGAGGATAAGGGGAGGACAAAACTCTCCGACCAAACATAAGCAATTCCTGATATTGCTCCGTGCAATTTCTGTTTAGCATTATTTTTCCTGGGAAGTCAAGTAACTTCAATCACTTTCCCAATCTTTGCCATACAAATCGTCATATAAAACTAATCCAAAATCATAACCTTCTTTATAGTAATGATGAGATTGATCATCATTTCTTTGACCATGAACTAAAGCGTCAGTTACTCCATC